CATTTTGGAGAGAAAACAAAAGCTTCAAAGTTCATTCAATAATATCGTTCTTGAGAATTATGTTGAAAAATCTAAAGGATTAAAGACTCTTGTGATTACATACGATAGAGCACATTTTGACTCATTCTCTCCAAATTATTCACGCAAATATCATACTCAAGAAGAGACAACCGCAATTCTTAAAGAGTTCATGAATTCAAAAGATTTCGGTTTAATATCAGCTGTAGTAGTTCAAGAACTTAAAAAATTCAAAGAAGAACTTATCGAGAAATTACCATCACTAAAAACTTCTTTAGATGAAATGGCTAAGGCAGGCGCTGAAGAGCAAAAAAGACTTTCAGCAGAAAAAGCTAAACGTGAAGCAGATGCTGAAGCTCAAATGAAAGCAAATGCTGAAGCTAAAAAGAAAGCCGATGCGGAAGCATTGGAACTTCAAAAAGTGGCAGAACAAACTAATGCTATGATGGACAATATGGTAATAACTGAATCAATTGCTCCAGAGACTAGAGACGGTTACAAAATTACACTTCTTAATAAAACCGCAGTTGCTGAAATCTTTACTTTTTGGTTTCAAAGAGAGGGAATGACTTTGACATTAGAAGAATTGGAAAAAAAATCTATTGCTCAAATGAAAGCTTATTGCGAGAAAGTTGGGCATAAATCTAATGATGTGATTGTGAGTACAAACTTGAAGTATGAACCAGTTTATAAAGCTGTTAATAGAAAATAGTATGCCAAAATTTAAAGGAACACAAGGAAAGTGGAAAGTTACAGAAAGTAAATTTGGACAGGTTGGATATGTTGCTTCTGAAAATGGGCAAACATTAGCTTCTATTTATGCAGAAACTAATGCACCATACACTAGCTATTCCAATAAAGATCATGAAGAACTTTTAGCCAATACGAAACTAATCGCAGCAGCTCCAGAAATGTTTGAAATGTTGAAAGAATGTTTAGAGTTTGCAGAAAAAGTACAGTCACCAGCAACTCCTGCCTTATTTTTAAGGAAAGCGATAAACGAACTACTAACCAAAATGACAGAATAATGGATCCTTACTTTGGAAGAGATGAAGTCAGTAATTCTGATTTAAGTTGGCTAAAGAGCTATTGGGCACCTCAAATGGATGAGGTTATAAAAGATAAAGCCTATAAGTTCGGAACTCTATTGGATGCTATTATTACGGAACCTTTCAAAGTAGATTTTTTCAAACTACAAGTTGATGGAGTTCAGTATTCAGATGAAGATTTTGAGAAAGGTTTGAGAATGAAAAGTGCTTTTATGAATGATCCTTTGGCAAAAAATATACTTTCTCAAAGCGATACTCAAAAGGTAATGATTGTCAATCGTTCATTTCATTTTGAGGATGTGGATTTCAAATTAGATACCAGATGTAAGTGGGATTTGTGGATGGATGGTATGGGGTGGGGTGGTGACTTAAAAAGCACCACCGCCACAACTCAAAAGCAATTTGAAGAAGCAGTTAGATACTTCGATTATGATAGACAGCGAGCCTGGTATATGGACATTGCAGGAAGTAATCAAGATGTATTAATCGGAGTTTCAAAAGTAAACTTCAAAGTATTCAAGGTTCCGATTCGTAGAGATGATGAACTTTTCAAAAGTGGATTTAAAAAGTATAACGAGCTCGCATTTAAATGGTGGGCATTATTTGAAAACTAATGGACATAGAAAAATTAGAGAATAGTTTAAGAAATATTAAAAGAATCAAAAACCAACTAAATAAAATCAATGAAAAAAAGGAAACAATTGAAGTAAGGGTTTTTACAAAAAGTGAATGGACGAATATTGATTTCCAACCAAAAAATAAAGCAATTTATAATATGGTAATTCATCAAATTACAATGGAGCTTGAAGCCGAATTAAAACAGGAAAAGCTAACATTAAAAAAACTAGTTGAATTATGGACAAAATAAATGTAACACAAAAGGTCAAATTATTTCACGATGAAGAAGATATGGGAACACAAGAAATTAATATTGATACAAATGATGAGTGTGGTCCTTGGATGACAGTTTCTCATTGCGGAGATGGTTTTTCATTGAGTGTTGAAAACTGGAATCAACTGGTTGAGTTATTTAATAAAGCAAAATTATTGATTGATGCAAAATAACCTTATAACAACCCAAATTGATATTATCTCAGAATTAGTAGAAATTCAAAGTTTCCTTGAAACGACAATGTCAGAAGATGCTTATGAAGCAGTATTACGGGGAAATGATTTAGCAGTATATATGGCTAGAACTGGAAAGCTAGTTGCAGATTCAAAATACCATCGAGACCAAAAGTTAAGAAGTGAAATGATAAAAGAATATCAGAAGCTTCTTGATTTTCCAGCAAGTGTAGCAGTAAAATATACAGACACTTTGGTCGAAAGTGAAACCTATCTAATGACTTGGGCGACAAGATTAAACGCAAGTTGCACTCACCAGCTTGATTGGTGCCGTACAGTAATATCAAAAGCAAAAGCAGAAATGCAATCATTTAACCAATAAACTTTAAATAGCATGGAAGACAATAATTTTTGTAAGGTGTTTCAAATAGATGATAATCATCAAGTAATCTATCATTTAGTAGTAGTTGATAATGAAGATACAGGAGAAAATGAAACTGGTATTGAAATTAAAACCTTTATAAAAGGTATTCAATTAAAAGCTACAATGAGTGGATTTAAAGGAGATATAACTCCAGAAGAACATTTAAAAACCGTGACTATTGAAAATGCTAATAATTGGTTTAGTCATATGAAAAAATTTACAGAATAATTTTAAACAACAATAGATTATGGAGATTTTAATTAAAAAGGCTGGAATTGTCAGCTCATTATTTTTAAGCTACGAATTCGAACAAACAGATTCGAACGTAAAAAACATTAATAAAACAAGGTCAGATTTGCCAATTCATGATGATTTGAGAAAAGCATTTCGACAGCTGATTCCACACTTTGTATTTATCTGCGAAGAGATAACTGATGAAACATTGATCGAGAAAGCAATTAATAATTATGAAGACTATTTGGAAGATAAAGAGACTTCTTTGTTTCCTACTTTTTTCAAGTACTATGTTTCAGATTTTGAAATAAAAGGCAAAGGAGATGCTGAGAAATTAAAAATTTCAGGGTCTAAAGGATTAGAGAGTTTTGAAACTATCTCATTTACTGCTCCTGAAATCATTTTAGATTCTACAAAATACAAATTTGTAGAAGATTTAAAAGAGACAGTAGAGCTTCTTAAGAGTGAAATAATTGCCTACATGGAAGGTAAACATGCTCCAAAACAACAAACCGAGATGTTTGCTGGAGAAGAATTCGAAGAGGAAGAAGAAGAGGTTTAAAAATAGTAAAAACAATCAAACATTAGAGAAATGCAGATAGTTGAACACCCAAACGAATTTCACGTTAAAATTGAGTATAACAGATTTCGTGTAAACAATAATAATTCAATTAAAAAAATACCAGGAGCATATTTCAATCACGTTCGTAAGGTTTGGGTAGTTCCTACTTATTCAAAAAACTATTTAGCTGAATTGTTTAATACCCAAAAGCCATTCAATCCGATTGAGTATGTCAATGTAAGTGCGAATCTCCCTGAAGAAATAGGGGAGATTCTACCACTTCCAGAACTAACTTATAACTATCCTTTAAAGCTAGGCGCTTTAAGAGATTATCAAGCTAAAGGAGTAGCGCGTGGGTTAGAGTTACAACGCTATTTTAATGCTGATGAGCAGCGACTTGGTAAAACATTACAAACTATCGTAACACTTATGATAGCTCATGAGCAAGGAAAACAAGTGTTTCCATGCTTAATTATTTGCCCATCATCTTTAAAATTAAATTGGGCTGATGAGTTAAATATTTGGGTTGGAGAAAAAGCAATGATTATAGACAACAAAACGAAATCTACTTGGTTTCGATTCTATGAGTTAGGAATGAGTAATTTCTTCATAGTGAACCCACAGAGCCTAAAAAGTTTCTTTGTTGATTATATGCCACCAAAAGGACAATTGACACATTCTAAACATATTGTAATGAATGAAAAAATCAATATGTTTAAATCAGTTGTTATTGATGAAAGTCATAGGTTCAAGGATCCAAATGCGCAGCAAACTAAAATTGCTTTACAAATTGCTAAAGGAAAAGAGTGGATAATTCTTTTGTCCGGAACTCCTGTAAAAAACAAGCCAGTTGATTTATATTCTCAACTAGCAATAATGGGCCGCTTAAAAGAATTTGGAGGAGTAAAAGGATTTAAACCCCGATACTGTGACGGCGGTAATGGTTCTAGCAATCTGAAAGAACTAAATTATAAACTAAACAAATACTGTTTTTTCAGACGGGAACGTCAAGAGGTATTATCGAATTTACCACCAAAACAAAGACAGACTATTCTTTGTACAATTACCACACGTGAGGAGTATAATAAAGCACAAAACGACTTCGTGAAGTTCCTTGAAGAGAAAGGTTGCAGTGATGCAGAAATTGCTAGAAAACTTCGAGGCGAGATTATGGTTAAGATGCAGGAACTAAAAAAGATTTCAGCATTAGGCAAACTTAATGATGTGAAAGAATACATAAATGATATAATCGCTAGTGGAGAAAAGATAGTAATATTTTGTGTGCTACATGCTATTGTAGATGAACTTACCAAAGCATTTCCGCAAGCTCTTAAAATTACTGGACGTGAGAATGATGCAGAGAAAGAAGCAGCTAAAACCAAATTTCAAGCGTGCGCCAAATGTGGAGTTAAGGTTGAGCATCACCAAGGTAAAGATCATGACTATGTTATCAATGATTACAATATCATGATTTGTAACATTCAAGCAGCTGGTGTTGGTCATAACTTCTCAGCTGCACATGAGGTTGGGTTTGTGGAATATCCTTGGACAGCATCGGATTGTTTCCAGTGTGAAGATCGTGTGTTTGATACCAAGAAACCTAATCCTATGGTATGTACTTACTTCCTTGGACATAAAACTATTGATGAGCAAAACTATGAACTAATTAAATCAAAAGCGGGGATAAGTAACGCTGTTACTGGTTCGACTGATGAGATGGCTACAGAGTTCATTGATAAGGTAATTAACTCTTTAGGTATAAAATAATGAATCATATCACTCAATTAAATCGGTTATCTGAAAGATTGAAGTCATATAAAGATTTTATGCCGTATTGTCCAAATAGCAAAGTGCATAAATTATCTCTTGAGATGAATAAAATAGTATCAAGAATAGAAAAATTAAATCAGATGGATTTTACTGAAATGGTTCAAGAAGTTCATATTGATTTTGAAGTGAAACAAAGCAAATTAAACTTTTAAAATGGCAGAAAATAAGAAATCATTTATCCTATATACTGATTTACTAAAAGTTGTTGAGCAATTACCTGACGAAATTGCGGGTAAACTTTTCAAAATTATACTTAGATATGTAAATGATGTTGAGGTATGCGTAGAAGATTTGTTATTAAAAATAGCATTTGAACCTATCAAATTACAACTAGAAAGAAACATAGTAAAGTGGGATGTAATCAAGGAAAAACGCTCATTAGCAGGTAAAAAAAGCGCTGAAATAAAAAAACAAAATTCAACAAATTCAACACATGTTGAAAGTGTTGAACAAAATTCAACAAATTCAACTGTTAATGTAAATGATAATGTAAGTGTTAATGTAAATGGTAATGTAATAAATAAAGAAAGAGAAAAGAAAAACTTTTCTCCTCCCTCTCTTTTGGAAGTTCAAGATTTTATCATAGAAAAAAAATACGGGGTTAATGCTCATTCATTTTGGAATTTCTACGAAAGCAAAAACTGGATGGTAGGAAAAAATAAAATGAAAGACTGGAAGAAAGCAATAGCCGGATGGGATTCAAGAGATAAACCAAATAAACCACAAAATGGAAATACAACTACAACTGGACAAAATAGAAATAGGTAAAACCGATGAATTCGTAATTGGACCAAGAAAGTACGAAAATTTAAAAAGCCAAAAATTTGAAGATTTGACAGATGAGGAAAAAGCTAAAATTAAATTTTATGAAAATAAAAATCATTTTGCTACTCCAGAACAAATCGAAAAGAATAAAAAGCATCTACAAGGGCTTCTTGATCCAAAAGAAAAAATAGAATATTCAATTACTGCAAAGCAATTATGGCAATTATTCAAATCAAATTTTCAAGAAGTAAATGCTAGACCATTTATAAAAATTGAAGGCATTACTATTAAAAATCTAGAGCCATTGATTTATTATTTTTCTAAAGACGATCGGTTTTTTGATTGTGAAAATTTATCCAAGTTATCAGAACCTAGCTTTGAAAAAGGACTTTTAATAATCGGAAACTTTGGAAATGGTAAAACATCGACCATGAAAGTTTTTGAGAAAATATTTAAAGGTATCCCCGGAATTGGCTTCAAAGGATATTCCGCAAATGAAGTTGTTACAATGTTTGAGAAATGTTCACTAGATACTGATCGAAATGAATTTGAAAAAACAATGTGGAGAGGTATCAGGTACTTCGATGATTTAAAAACTGAACGAATTGCTTCGAACTATGGCAAGGTTAATATTTTTAAAGAAATCCTAGAGGAGCGCTATAGTAGAAAATCTAAAACATTTGTAACCTGCAATTTCAAAAAAGACTTTCCAAATGATTTGAATGCAGCACTAGATGAATTCGAGGATAAGTATGAGAGCCGGGTTTATGATAGATTATTTGAGATGTTCAACATCATTGAATTTAAAGGCAAAAGTTTTAGAAAATGAGTTGGAGTGAAAATGATTTGAAAAACCTAAAAGCCAAAGGATTCAAGGTAGATGATTCAGTTAGTTCCAAAATGGAAACAACTGAAATTAAACCAAAGATTGTAATTGTAAAACGATCCATAGAAAAAGATACTATTCATGCCATTTTGGACATGTTCAAGCTCACAAATAAAATTACAGATTTTGAAACTGAATTAAAATTTGATGAGAATAGAAAGTTCCGATTTGACTACGCAATTCCCAGTTTAATGATTGCAATCGAATACGAGGGGATTTACGCGTCTAAAAGTAGACATACGACAGTTAGTGGCTTTTCTACTGATTGCGTTAAATACAACCTAGCTACGTGCCTTGGATGGCGTGTTTTAAGATACACAGCAAATAACTATTTGAATTTAGAAACTGATTTAAAAAAGATACTATGAGCAGAGGTAGTAAAAAATATAGACAAATGATGGGTATACTAGATAGTTCTGGATTCGTTGTTTCTATCGACAGAGTAAGCAAAAATCAATTTACTTTTTTAGTAAATGGTACAGCTGTTAAAAGCTATAAAAAAAGAGATAGCTGTAACCGACAGCTTGTGAAATTGTATAATCAAAATCATACTTCTTTATGAAAATAGTTATTGATCCACAATTTCAAACGCCATTAGATATTTGTGATTATATGGTAAAAATGATTCCTAAAGGAGTAACAGAAGTTTTAGAACCTACTCCAGGACTAAAAAATTTACAAACAGCAATTGAAAAAAAAGGTTATAAAGTAATTGCTCCAGAAGATTTCTTTTTAATAGAACAACGTAGATATCAGTCTATAGTTATGAATCCACCATTTTCAATCCATACAGCAGAAGTAAAAAATGCACCAAAAGATATTGATTTAAGAGGATTGAAAGTTGGATATTATATACTTGAAAAATGTATGGAAATGAGCGACAATATAATTGCTCTCATGCCTTGGTTTACAATTGGAGATAGTGATGTTCGAATGCGAAAATTTAAAGATTTTGGTTTAGTGTCAATTACTCCACTGCCAAGAAAAACATTTGAATACGCTAGAATACAAACAGTAATCATCGAACTAAGAAAAGGTTACAATAAAAAAATAGAATTTAAAACTGAATTAATTAACAATTAAATATAAATAAAATGAAATTAGAAAATTTAGGATTAGGTGTTTTGAAAGTTCTAGAAAGATTAGGAGAATTGGAAACTGAAAATGTAAAGTTGAAAGATTCAAATTCCAATCTATCAAAATGGTGGCAGAAGGAAACTGCTAAGGTAAAGGAACTCGAAGAAAAGATTGCTAGCACACCGAAGGAAGAAGAAGTAAAGTAATTAATTGATAATCAAATTTTAATAACAATGAGTAAAAACAATCAAACATTAGAGGTTATTTCAATCAACCAGATTGACGTATCAAAAACAAATCCGAGAAAACATTTTGATGAAAATGCACTTAAGGAATTAGCGCAAAGCATTAGAGAGCATGGAATACTTCAGCCAGTGCTTGTCAGACCAATGAATGATAAAGAAGAAGGATTTGAACAATTTGAGCTTGTATGTGGTGAGCGACGTTACCGTGCTGCATTACTTGCAGAACTGGAAGAAATTCCTGTTAACATTCGAGTTCTAACAGATGATGAAGCTTTCGAACTTCAGATAGTGGAGAACCTGGAGAGAAAAGATGTACACCCGCTTGATGAGGCAGACGCTTTTAAAAAGATGCTCGACAGTGGAAAGTATACAATTGCTGATGTTGCAGCAAAGATGGCAAAATCTGAAAGCTTTATCGCGCAACGTTTAAAACTTGTTGATTTAATCGACGATGTTAGAACTGATTTTATGGCTGGACATTTAGGCATTGGTCACGCTATATTAATTGCAAGATGTGATGAATATAAGCAGCTTGATATTTATAAAGAAGCGCAGCCATATCGCGAAGGACTACCTGATTATGGAACTATTGCACAAATGAAAGATACTATTGAAGAAGACACTTTTGATTTATCATTAGCAAGTTTTGATAAAGACGATAAAATGCTAATTCCAGAATGTAGTTCTTGTACTGTATGTACCAATCGTTCAGGATTCAATCCTGTCTTATTTGAAGATATGCAAGATGTTGATAGATGCTTTGACCAGAAGTGTTTTAATAAAAAAGAATTAGCACATTTTCAAAAGCAAGTTGCAAAAATAATTACTGAAGCTGAAAATGTAGTTCTGGTTTCAGGATATACAAAACCTGATGATTTTGTACTAGAAATGTGTAAGCAGTTTGGGGTTAAAATTTTTGGATATAATGACTGGTTTGCAGGAGAAAGAGAAAATACAATTGAAGCAACAGGGTATTTTATTAGCGGTAGTGATATTGGAAGATATAAACAAGTTTGGATTAAAACAGAACAATCGGTTGAGGTAGGTATACCAGTTGTAGGACCTAAAACTCCAATCAGTAACGAAGAGATTGAAATAAACGAAGAGATTGCTAAAATCGAATCTAGAGCAGACAGAGCTAAGGAATTAGACGGAGAGAAAGTTTGGACGCAAATTCGTGCAATTGATACTTCAGAAACAAAAAAGATTATTAGTGGTTTATTCCCAGTTGAGGTAAATGCAGTTTGTTTAGCTATGATTTCAAAGCTTGGATATTATGGAAATGAAGAAGTTAAAAAACTTGTAGGGAAATTTGATATAAAAACAATTGAAGAAAGAGATTTTACACCATTTGAGTATAATCAAATTCAAAGAATTTTCTTTTTAGAATGCTTACCAGTTGCATTTGGGAACTACTACAGTAACGTCAATAATTATGCCTACACAAAAGCATTGATGCGCTATGAATCCGATAAAATAAATGAAATTATTGCTAATCAAAAAGCTATTTCAGATGTTAGGATGGATAAAGCCGATGCGAAAATTAAAGAATTAAAAGCCAAAATTGAAAAACTTCAACCAGCTGCGGAACCAAAAAAAGAAGCTCCAGAAAGAATTGAAGATGAAGTAGAAATAAAACAATTTTCTAGTGAGATAAAACAATTTGATAAAGTGGATAAAAAGTATGCGCTTAATAATTCTTATTTTAAAAATAGAAAAAACTCATACCCTGCAAATCCTTTAGAAGTTGCAATGTATCACGAACAACACGGTACCCTTCCATTTGATTACTCAGGAACTGATTGGTTATATGAAACCTATATTGAGTATCAAAAAAGAAATAGTGTTTATCATTCACAATTCTTTACACCTCCAGCAACTGCATTAAGAATAGCATCATTAGCAGATAGACATTTTGTTGATCCAGAAGGAGAGGCAAATACTAGACCATGGGTGATGGATATGTGCTGCGGTTTTGGAATGCTTTCTAAACCAATTCGAGATTTAGGATTTATTGTAAGAGGTTTTGACTTTAGTACAGAAATGGTTGACTTATATAATTTCTCTCAAGACTGTATTGCTGAAAGATGTGACTACGAAAATGATGCAGTAGAACTTTATGACTGGGTTGTTTCTAATCCTCCTTATGAGGTTCCAAAGCTTACAAAATTCTTTGAACGTTTGCATTCTGAAATTTTAGCCGATAATGGAAAAGCAATTATTCTATTACCAAAAGGATTTATGCTTAAAGAAAAACCGAAGGCATTAGTCGAAATACTTGAAAAATTCAACATCATTCATTCAGAAGATATGACAGAGGATTTTGCTCATACAAAAATTAAAGCTGAAATAGTAGTTTTAGAGAAAGCACAATCTACTAAACAAGAACTTTCAATTGCTGAAAGAATAAAAGAAAGAGCTAAGAGCCAAAAATAGTAATCAAAAATGCGAGGTTCTAGCAAAATCTCGCATTTTTAAAAACCTAGTAAAATCAATACTTCAGTTAGGTTATGCCACAGTCTGGAGACAAAAAAATATTTAAAAAAATGATAACAAAAATTGATGCATTTGTAGGTGAATGTGATAACTGCGGAACTGATTTCACGGATTATAATACAGGATATAACATATACTTACTTGAGTCTGATGTAAAAGAACAAGCATCAGAAAATGGTTGGCATATGATAGGAGAAAAACATTATTGTCCAGAATGTCATGATTTTGATGAGGATGATAATTTAGTCATCAAAAAATTAGTAGATGTCGATTGTATGGTGTGTGGAAAAGAGTTCAAAGGAGAAGAACCAAAATACTGCTGTAGTGGTAGAGACTGCGGATGTATGGGAAAACCAATAGAGCCAGTTGTATGTTCGAAAAGATGTTATGATAAATTAGGTAAGTCATGAGTATATCAAATAAAAAAGGAGAAAGAATCATGAAAGCACTATCAGCTCTAAATTTAGAAAATGAAATCTGGAAACCTATAAAAGGTTTTGAGGGATTTTATGAAGTTTCTAATTTAGGAAATGTAAAATCATTACCTAGAAATGGAACTATAAAAAAAGATAAAATTCTAATTGGAGGTATTGACAATGGAGGCTACAGAATATTTAACCTATCTAAAAACGGTAGTAATTCTATAAAAACAGCGCACAGATTAGTAGCTATCGCTTTCATTCCTAACATAGATAATAAACCTCAAGTAAATCATATCAACGGCAACAAGTCAGACAATCGAGTTGAAAATTTAGAGTGGGTAACTCCTAAAGAAAATATCTCACACGGATTTAAAACTGGATTAATTACTAGAAACAAAAAAACTAAAGTAGTTTCTTAGAAACGATTGCTAGAAGTTAATTCAATATATTAAAAGCTATTCAGAAATGAGTAGCTTTTTTTTATTTCAATTAGTAATATAAATTATTATTACATTTGTGTCAAATAAAGACGAAAAAGCAAATGACTACAACTACAATCAATTCCCGAATTATTAAAACAGAGTTAATAAAATGGCGTGATTTAGAATTTATCCAGCAGGATGATTTTAAAGAGTGGATTAATGATGGCGACACTAAATTGATTGAATCAATCCTAAAGTATCAGTTTATAGATGCTTTTAAGGTTTGGGAGCATGACGGTAATCTAACATTAAACGACTTCCAAAATGAATCCAAACTATAAAATACTAATAGAGATGCGAGATACAATCATTGAGTATTTAGAGAAAGAAAAAAGCATAAATGAAGATGCTTTGGTAGCATATGAACCTAAACCAATTGCGGAAAATGATTCCGAAATTAGAGTTATGCGGGAGCGTGAAGCAATCAAATTACGTGATAGAATCTATGAACTGAAACGACATATTGAAGTCATAAAAAGGATGTATCCCAATGAGTAATGGCAAAGCAAAGAGCAACAGCGATAGAGAAAAACAACAGATTGTTTACGATACAGGGATGGATATTAGAGGGATTTCCTGATAGGTTAATAATCAAACAAATTTTGCAATTATGGCCTATTGATTTGAGACAAGCAGAAAGATATGTAAAAGAGGCATACGCTAGCTGGTCCCAAATTGAAGGTGTGAGTATATCGATGAAGCGTGATTTAAAGATTGCTGAATTGAAACAACTGAAGCGTTCACTTGGACAACAACATAAAGGTTCTCCTACTGGTATTAGAGCTATAATGATGGTTGAAAAAGAAATTATTAAGCTAGAAGGCATTGTACTGCCAAAGTATATAGAGGTTAAACCAGTTGAATCTAAAATCCCAGACGAAAATATAAGGGTACTAAAACCTGATTTGTCAAAATTATCAATAGCAACACTTCTAGAATTGCGTAATTCTTTCACTGATGACGGAAATAAATCTAAATAATTTAACAATCGAAGATGTAGACGCTCAATTATGTAAGAGTAGCTTTGAGTATTATATAAAATATATTCAAAAAGAATTTTACGGATACAAACCTAATTTATATGATTTTCAATTAGAAATCGTAAAGGTTCTTGAAAAGGTTTTATCAGGTGAAATTACCCGTTTAATTATAAATATTCCCCCTCGTTATCGTAAAACAGAAATAGCAGTAAAAATGTTTATTTCCTATTGTTTAGCGATGAATCCAAAATCAAAATTCATTCACTTATCTTATTCCGATGATTTAGCCTTAGATAATTCAGAAACAATAAAAGACATTATATATTCAGATTGTTACCAAAAAATATTCCCTTTAAATTTAAAAAAAGATAGTAAGAGTAAAAAAAAATGGTATACCGAACAAGGAGGTGGAGTTTATGCTACTTCTGCTGGAGGACAAGTGACGGGATTTGGTGCAGGAAAATCAATAGAAGAATATGAAATAGAAGATATTGAAGATAGTGATATTAAATATTTTTTAGAAGAATATCCACAAGATAGCAGTGATTTTGGAGGAGCTATTATTATTGACGATCCAAATAAGCCGGAAGACTATTTTTCTACTGCTATTTTAACGAGAATAAATGAAAGGTTCGATAGTACAATAAAAAATCGTGTTAATTCTCGTTTTACACCAATTATCATTATACAACAAAGAACTGCTCCCAAAGACTTAAGTGGTTTTCTATTAGATCAGTCCAATGAATGGCATCATTTAAATTTAAAAGCCTTAAAAAATGACGGTACAGCCTTATGTGATAAATTCCACACTGTAGATGAATTACTACAAATAAAAGAGCGTAACGAAAGAGTTTTTAATAACCAATACCAACAAGAACCAAAACCTTTAGAAGGGTTAATGTACTCACTTGAAAAAGTAGATATAATAGATACATCTAAAGGAATAAAAATAGCAACTGGAGATCCTGCAGATGATGGAAAGTGTTATATGGCATCTGTTTTCGCAACTATTCATAGTAATAGGGTTTGGGTTTATGATATTTTATATACTCAAGATGGAAGTGATGATATTAAGGATATAGAAGGTAAAATTATCAAAAAGGGAACTATTACAAGAAATATTGAATTAGCAAAAGAACATAGACCGAATATATTTTGGTTTGAGAAAAATGGTCTTGGAAATACTTATGCAAAATCAGTTAAAGATAAATATCCTTTAGTTCAAACATTTAATTCAAAAGGAAGTAAAGATGAACGAATATTTGATAAATCCTTTATCATATCAAAATATTTTAGATTTTATAAAGTATCTCCCCATATAGAATATGAAAATGCTATAAAAAGTATGGAATATTACAATAGAGAAGGAGGTAATGATTTTAAAGACATTCAAGATGCATTAACATCATTGGCTGAAATAGCAATTAAACTAAACCTAATCAATATTTATGGATAACAACCAACCTAAAAAAATCATTTGCAAATGCTGCAGCTCGGAAATTGCGAAACTCTCAAATGGTAAAGTAATATTTGACAACATGAAATCATTATCGATTATCGAGGTTTCAATCATTGATAATTCAAAAGATGTAAAGTGTCGTAGTTGCAATAATTGGAACAGTTTTGATAAAGATAATGTTCAAACTATAAACCACAAAAGAAAGGCACAGGATGCTTTGTTTGGGTATGAGAGAAATAGTACAGTACAATTTAAAGATAAAAATAAATGAAAATTAGCGAACTACCACAAGATATTAAAGAATTGGCTTTGGAGTTCATTCTGGAAAAACACAACCTCCAGTTTGGATAGATTGTACTAAAACTGTTTTTATTAAATAAATGCTTTCAGCAAATACCATAATCGAAATTATCGCTTCAAAGGACGGTAAATTTTACAAAATGGTAATGACAGTTGCAGAATGGAAAATTAAGCCTAAAAAGAAAGGATTTAGTCAATTTAAATTAGAGAAGTAATGATAATAAAAATATCTAAAAAGCCAAAATACATTTTAATTAGTCAATTTTCTTTAATAGAAACATATCAGTATTGGATTGATAAATTAGATACCGTTAATAAATATTGTGATGTAGGTGTATGGAAAATAAAATATAAAACACAATGATAAAAACCAAACAAACAAGCTTAGCAATTCTTTTAAAGTGGCGGTTTAGATTATACTTAAAAGGCGGTAACAATGAGTTTTTAAACGATAAAATAAGAGAATTTCAACATGGAATAATAGTAGAGCAAAACTTAAAACATGTTGGTAAATCAATGCTTAAAACAATAATAGAAACTTTACAACAAAATCAGAGAATTACAAAAACTAACTAACTATAAAATTAAAGAATAATGAAAGCATTTTTAGATATTGAAACAGGCGGTTTTTCCATTACCAAAAATGGAGTATGTGAAATAGCATTAATAGTTGTTGATGAACAATTTAAAGTGGTAGATACATTTCATAGTTTGATTAAACCATACACAAGACTTGATGAAGCAGGAAATCCTTCTGATGAGTTAGTAAGTTACAAAGATGATGCAATGGCTATAAACGGATTGACAGTTGAAAAGTTAATAGCTGAAGGTTTAGATATTGAAGAAGTAATAAATGAATTTGAAAGATTTATTCGTAAGCATGGTATTAAAACTATCATAGGACATAACTCAAATGCTTTTGATATTCCAAGGGTAAATTATTTGTCGGAAAGATTTGGGTCTAAAAGTTTTTTTAGTGTAAATCTTGAAGATACAATGAAAATCGCTAAGCAAAAATTAAATCTTCCATCGTACAAACTAGAATCATTGTGTGCTCACTTTGGAATTAAAATAGTAGACCAGCATACAGCCAAAGGTGATGTTATGGCAACAATTGAATTATACAAGCATTTAATAAATTAAACCTATGAAAACACTTAAAAAGTATATTGCAATTATAACCTACCAAATCGGGGTTAATATCATAGGGTTACCAATTTATTGGAATAACTATGTGTATGGTCCTTATCAAATCTAAATTAAATCTAAATATCATAAATAAAAGTAAAAATGGAAAAAGGAGAAATTATTGGAAAAGTATATTTCAAAAGTGAAATAGAATTGATCGGTACAAATGGAATGCAAAAGCAAATTTTAGTAGTTCAAACGGATACTCAATATCCCCAAAAACTACCTATCGAATTTATTAAAGACAAATGCGATTTTTTGAATAACATTCAAGTTGGCCAACAAGTAAAAGTCAGTGTTAATGTTCGAGGTAATGAGTACCAGGATCGAAATGGAATTACTCGTTTTGGATTGAGTTTTCAGGGCTGGAAATTAGAATAAAATTAATCTTTAAATTTAATAATCATGTTAACACCAATTGAAACAGCCCTAACCTTTGGGCAAGCTGTTGAAGCTTTAAAAGAAGGTAAAATGATAGCTCGTGCTGGATGGAACGGAAAAGGTATGTTTGTATTTCAAAGACCAGCCGATGTTTTAAGTAGTGAAATACTTCCAAATGTAAAGTCTTTACCACAAAAAGTAAAAGATTATTTTGCAGAAAACAAAAATCCTACAGGTGAGGCATACGGAATAACATTCACGGCATATTTATGCATGAAGGCAGCCGATGGCTCAATTGTAAACGGATGGTTAGCCTCGCAAACCGATATGTTAGCAGAAGATTGGAACATTGTAGAAAACTTATAAGTTGATTTTTAAAAAAGAAACACTTTAAACTAATTGATTTCTTTTAACCCGTTATTTATGGTAACGGGTTTTTTTATATATTTGAACTATGAAAACAAATAAGTAAACAGCAACTAGATACGATTAAGTTCTGTCACTGGCTAAGTGTTTACTTTTATTTCTAAACTAAACCACTTTTAATCGAGTGGTTTTTTTATGCCTAAATTATTTATTTTTATTTAAACTAAATAATAATAAAATTTATTACATTTGTTTTTTACAACAACCACTAAATACGATGACGTAAAATTATGAAATAGGATTTTTTCAAAGCTTATTCAATAGAAATATACCTCGTTCATCAAATCAGGTAAACGGCTTAGCTCCAATGGGTGACGCTACCTCGATGTTATTCAAAGCTATATTTTCAACGGCTTGGGAAAATATAGACCAAAACTTTTACACATGTTTAGCGCAATCTGTCGACCCGATAGATTCTACAATTACATTTTTCGCAGAAATTCTTTCAAGCGGTAATTTAAAATCATTAGATAAAGATAAAAAGGATGTATCTGATAAAGATGCTCTTATAGCCCTTTTAAAAAATCCTAATGATAATCAAAACTTTCAGGAATTTATCAAAGAATGGTTGTATTATCTCTACTCTCATGGATGGAATTACGTAGTTCCTCAAAGCTCCGCATTTGGATTTGAAAAAAACCTAGAGGGTAGTACAAAAACACAGTTATTTAATTGCGACCCTGATCATGTTGAATGGGGAAGTCAATATTCTTTATGGAACTTCTTCCAGGCTAAAAAAGAGATTTCATTTAATTATAAACCCTACAATTTTAATGCTGTAAAATATAGTAATGTTATTCCTTTTTTCGATGTACGTCAAAATCCAGAAAAACCTCATATTGGAATTTCAAGACTTCTTGCTTTACGCCAACAAATTCAAAACTATTCTTTATCGCTTCAAGGAGATGAAAACTTAATCAAACGTTCGGGTTCTATTTTAGTATCGTTAGATGCAAAAACCGAAGATATGGGTTTTGATTCATCTGTAGGAACCGGACTATTTGATGAGGACGGCACACCTATAACGACTACTCATAAAGAAAAATTAGAAGACCAGTTAAGAGATACAGGATTAGGTACGCAATCTAAAGGTATAATGTTTTCGACTTTACCGTTAAAATCACAACCGCTTTCCGCTGGACTTGAAAATATCAAGTTTGACGAAAAAATGATTGGATATGCTCGCCAAATACTAAACAAATACAACGTACCAAAAGAGTTTCAAAACTTAGACAAAGAGACTGCAAAATTTGCTAATAGACAAATGGCAATGATTGAAGTTATTCAAAACACCATCCAACCGTTAGCGGATTCTTTTTGTGAAAAGATGCAAACATACTTTAATTGGGAGAATAAAATTGTCCTTGATTTTTCTCATTTACCAGTATTTAGCGATAATGAAAGTACGAAACTTGAAACCCAACAATCATTAGTTGACTTATATGCTGGATTATTTGAGAAAGGAATTATAACGGACCAAGAATTTAAACTAATACTAAAGGAAAATGGAATCACGAAATAAAGACCTCGAAAAAATAAAAGAGATAGCCAAAAAAAAAGGAGATAAAGAATTGGCATCAGATGTAAAAAAAAGAATGAAAAACCAAGAAAAAGTAAAGTAATGGGAAAGCTAAAAATAAAAAGTTTTGCAACCAAAGAAGAAGAGTTCAAATGGTTGGTTGAAAATCAAGCTTCATTAAAAGCTCAAAGAAAAGCAGAGCCTAAAAAAACTGATTCTTTAAGTTGTATTTCTTATGCCATCAATGAACGTGGTGAAAAAGTAACAGCAAAAGAGAATGAAGATGATGATCCAAATGATTTAGATAATGGAGTTTTAAAAATACGTTGTGTCATAAACACGACTGGATTATTTGATTCTCATTGTGATGTTCATATTCCAGGCATTTGGAAAAAAACGCTTCAAGAAAATAAGTACATGTATTTATGCCAAGAACATGAATTGACTTTTGAAGGAATAATTGCTGAGGGAAACTCAGTTAAGGCATATACTAAAAATTATACTTGGAAAGAACTAGGTTTTGACTTTGAAGGTAGTACTGAAGCTTTAGTTTTTGATGCTGTAATAAAAGAATGTGATAATGAATTTATGTTCAAAAAGTATAAAGAAGGTAAAGTTAGAAATCACTCTGTAAGAATGATGTCTATAAAAGAATACTTCTGCATGAATTCCACAGATGCAAGTTATGCTCAGTATAAAGACAACTACGATAAATATATTAGTTATGTGGCTAATAAAGATGCTGTAGAGCAAAGAGGTTGGTTTTATGCAGTTACTGAAGCTAAAGCAATTGAGGGTTCCGCAGTAGTAAGAGGAAGTAATTATGCAACTCCAACATTGGAAGTTACAGAAGACAATAAAAATCAAGCCGATAACTCACTTGAATTACCAGAGCCGCCTAAAGGCACTCGAAAAGAAGAAAGCACGACTGGTGCAAAAAAACAAAATCTATTTATTAAAATCTAAAAAGAAAACAGATGAATCCATTTGAAAAATTTTTAAAATCAAAAGGCTTTTCTATAGATGCTTTCAAAGCATTAGAAGTAGAAAAACAAGCAGATATTCAAAACGAATATTTAGGACACATCGAAAGTGAAGTGCCAAAATCTATTGAAGAAGCAGTTAAAACTGCTAAAGGTGAAATCGAAAAGGATTTCGACGAGAAAATGAAAACTGCTAATGCAGCAGTTGAAAAAGCAGTTAAAGCCAATGCTGATTTGGAAGAAATTGTTAAGAAACAAGGCGAAGAATTAGTAAAAAGAGCTGCTAATGTTAACCCTGAAGGTAACGGAATGGAAGTTGCTAAAAACATGAAAGCTCAATTGGAGGAGTTACACAAAGACTCTAACAAAGGAACAATTTCTGAAAAAGTAATAATTAAAACTGCCGATACTGCTGATACTGCAATTGCTGTAAACACGCATAATAGTATTGCTGGTGCAATTGGAACAATTGGAAACTTCTTTGCTCAATTGATTCCTGGTATTGCAAAAAAACCAGTTGCAAAATCTAATATTTTAGATTATTGTGATGTGTTGCCATTAGATGGAGATCGTTTAGTTTCAATCTCAGAAACACGTACAACATCAATTGCTGTAACTGCGGAATGTGTTGCAAAACCAGTTTCAAATGTTGTTTGGGAGCCAGTAAATGAAACCGCTCAACCAGTTGCAACAACTTGGAAAACTACAACTCAAATGAGAAAGTTTTTTCCAATGTTCGTAACTTCTTTCATGAATACGTTACAAGCGTTATTTGACAAATCAGTTCCAGCAGCTGTAATTGCAAAAATCAACTCTCAAGCGACTTCATTCACACCGGTTCCTGCACAAGCAGTACACACTAATCCAAACAACTATGATGCTTTAGTAGCATTAATAGCTTCTTTGATTAAGTTAGGTTATACTCCAAACGTAGCCAAAATGTCTGTTTTTGCTTGGGAAAATCTTAAAACATTGAAATCTTCTACTGATGGCCATTATATGTTGGCAAATAATGGAAGTATTAATTTATTGACAAACTCAATTGATTTTGGGGATGTATCAGTAAAAATTGAGCCTGATGTTGAGTTTGCAGATGATGCTGTAATGGTTGGTGATTTAAGAACTGCCGTTAAATGTGCTATCGATAATAACTTAGATTATATCGAATATTTTGAGGGAGACGATGGAAAGAAAAACTTAAAATCTCATAGACTTGAGAAATTCTTTGCAGTTAATCTTCCAACTGCTACACGTACAGGAATTATCGCTGATACTTTCTCTAACGTAAAAACATTAATTACAGCAGTATAATTAATAAAAATAAACCGCTCGTTAATTCGGGCGGTTATTAAATAACCAATAAAAAATTAAGATCATGGCAGAGCAAACAGCTACAGAAAAAAAACCTACAGAAAAAAAACCTTCAACATTGCATGAAGTATTTTCAGGATATGCTGCTAAAGCAAAAAAAGCAGGAAAAGACCACGAAGTAGATATCGCTAAAAATATTGCAGTTGAATTTACTGCAGATTTCAAGCATATTAAAAAAGGACAGAAACAAACTATCTCAAGAGTAGCTTATGATTTCTATAATGCCAATGGCGTTGTGAAAGAAGATAAAGACGCTCAAGTAGAAGAAGAATCTACAGAAGACTAAATCCCTAAAAAACTAAAACAATGTATTTCGTAAAGCCTTTATTTTTCGAGTTTGAGCCAATTAAGATTACTAACGTTTCAGAAAATGGAAATGTAAGTAATGACTTAGCTCGTTTTATTGCGCTTTACGAAAAACAATGTTTACAGGAAGTATTAGGAGCTTGTTTATATAAAGAACTGATTGATAGCTTTGAATTATTAGAGGGAGCAACAGCCTACACGCTGAAAGACGACGCAACTGAACCGATTAAACGATTGGTAAATGGTTATGAATATACAGCTCCCGAAAATGACAATAGCGCTTTCAATTTTGTTTGGCTATTTAATGGTTGCGGTTGTGGATGTGGCGAAAGCTCATGTACACAAAGAAGTTGGAAAGGATTAGTACAAACAGATTCTTTTTTAATTGGTAACGCAATCACTACAAGCAAAAGAAGTTTTATTGCTGATTACATATACTACCATTATTTACTTATCAATAGAAGCGTAACGGTAGGAACTGGACAACAAGTATTGTCCGGTGAAAACTCGCAAACCGTTTCTAACTTTTCAAAAAGAGTCGATAGGTATAACGAATTTATCTTTTCAGTAATAGGGAAACAAGGGGAAACATCGCTTTATCGTTTTTTACAAGATAATAAAGCCGACTATCCTACATGGAAGCCTAATTGTAACTTAAGATTTAAAGAAAAATACTAATGCAACCACTAGAAAAAGCATTGAAATTAGTCTTTGATGAAATAGGAGACAAATACACCTTACCACAAGGGGAGTTCATTCTTGACGACTTTGGAAGTGGGGAAACGTTTAGAAATCCATATTTAGGACAAACACCAGTTAAAATAAAGTTTGGATTTGGAACTAAAAAAGAATTGGATATATGGCTAATTCAAACAAAAGAAAAATATCCTTTAGTTTGGCTTCTGTACCCAATAAAAGAGAGTTATAATAATAATCCTCAAAGTTTTTATACATATAAAAACTCAAGATTAATATTTGCTATCAACACAACTTCTGAAAGGTCGCCACAGATTAGATTACAAACAACAAAATTTGTCTTAAATCAATTGATAGATAAGTTCACAGAATTAATGAGAAATTCTTATTATAAAAAATTCATAATAGTTGATAGACAATCAAATATAGATGAAGAATGGGAACCTAACTATTCAGTTAATAATCAAAAAGACAGCGCAGTAATAGACATTTGGGATGCAATTACTTTCGATTGTGATATGCACCTGATTTCAAATTGTGTACCAAAAAATTAAATTATTAATTATTAAAAATTAGAAAATATGGCAGTTATCACTGATATTTTAAATTGCGGAACAGGTACAGCGGGAACGTGGTACGATGGATGTAAAGTTACACCAAAAGACTTTACAAAGCCGTTTTTATTAAGCCCGTCGGCTAATATTGATTTGTCGACTGATACGCTTGATGATGCGAAAATAGCAACGTTAATTAAAGCGGGTCAATTGATACCGTTAAACGATTGTTTACAAGTTACAGAAGCAGGAGCAAAAACAAACATTCAAACCCTACCAAACAAATCCGAGTTATTTGTTTCTAACGGGTTGTACAAATTCATGGCTGAATTTGAAGCAAATGTGTGTTTCGTAAAATCATTACACAAACTTCAAAAGAAAAGATGGCAATTGCTATTGTTAGATTCAGAAGGTAAATTGTTTTTCGATAATAAAGGCGGAAAATTAAACGGTTTTGAAGTTCAGTCTTTTGTTGTAGACAACGAAAGTACTAATGATGGTGGATCTAAAGTTGCAATGATACAAGTATCATTTCAATTGACTAAAGACGGTTCAAAAGGATACAACGAAAGACGCTCTTTTGTTTTATCTGATGTTATTGACTGGTATAACGTTAACGGAGTTCAAGATGTTAAAATAGCTAAAGGAGCTTCATTAGACGTGGCTTTATTCAGATTGTCAATTGTTGGAGGTTGCGACGGTTCTACACCTATCTTAGGATTAGATACTCAAATTCAAGTTTACAATACGGCAGGAGTTAACCAAGAGATTAGTTGGGTTGACAACGGAGACGGAACATACACGCCGACTGGCTTAACAGGAATTGCAGTATTGATTAAACTTTATGATGAAATAAATCATACTGCAGTAGTTGACATTGAGTCAGTTCAGTTTTATCAATCAAACACATTAGCAGTTACTTTAATTGACTAATAATTGTTGATTCAATATTAGAAAAGCCTCTCTCATTCGGGAGGGGCTTTTTTATTAAAACTCAATCTTATGACTTTTTTTGAATTTTCAGAAAACCTTAAAAATTATTCAGTAAAAAAGTTTATTGATGATTTGGCATTGCAGTTAGACAATAGTAATGAAGTAATTGCATTGCAAATAGAGCAGTGGGATAGAGGGGAAGATTCCGACGGAAGAGTATTAGGATTTTATACTAAAAATACAGAAATACTATCTGGAGGAAGAAAGAAAGAAGGTGATAGATATAATCTTTTTGATACTGGAGACTTTAGAAGGAAATCTTATTTATTCTCAATGGAAAAATCAAATGATTTAATTTTTCAGTTTGATAGTTCGGGAATAAATACTCAAAAATTATTAGCAAAAATAGGTCCGACAATATTCGGATTGCAAGAAAAAAACAAAGATAAATTTATACAAATAGCGCAAGACTTAGCTATTGATAATTTGAATACTAATTTAAAACTAAAATAATCATGTGCAATTGTAAAAATACAGACGGATTTAAACAAAAACTAGCTGAGGCTAAAAAATCAACTGAAGAAACAGGCGAAACTTATGTAGTGTACGCAAAAGAAGTACCAGGACATGGAAAGCATGTTTTTGTATGTAAAGAAAGTGCTTTAACCGATGAATTAGGTATTTGTTGTTATTTCCTATCAAATGGAAAGGAAGTAATTTATACACTTAAAAACGTTGAAGACATAGAAGTTAGCGAGCCGATTGTTGTAAAAAAAACCAAAAAAACTAAAAAAGATGTTAAAATTATTTCAGAAGTTACAGCAGAAAATCCAACGGAAACAGAAAGCTCCGAAATTATATCTTAAATGTAATGTACTCCCAATACATAATTTCAATGAGATAGCTACTAACGGAGATTTGAACTACTTAAAAATCAATCGCGAGGATAACATCAAAGAAAGTGAATTGCAAATTGCATGGCTGAATATTTTAGACGAATATTTTACTCTTTCAAAGAATGTAAAGGCTACAAGCGTACTTAAAAAGAAATCTTCTCTAATACTTATGAATTATAAGTTAGAGGTTTTGAACGCTCTAAAAATATGCCAAGACAAAGGGATTAACATAGATAAGGAATTGAAACAATTCAAAACCGATAAGGCTAAGTTAAACACTCACATTGGAATGATAAAAAACGATATTTCAAGGATCTCAAATAGTTTACCCGTAGAAGACAATAAGCAAGACAACTCTGAATTTGACAGAACTCTAGCAATTATCATGAAATACGGCTACAAAATCAATCGTTTCAAAACAACTGTTTCTGAATTAGAAGCCATTAAGCAACTAATTGAAGAACAAAATAAAGCAGAAAAAAATGGCTCAGGAACTTAACATACCAGGATTAAAAGAAGCAATCGCAGACTTTGAAAAATTACACTTAACAGTTCAAACAAACGCTAAATCGTTGCTTGACATGGCTATTAATGCCGAAAAAGCGGTTAAGGCTGTAGGTGGCGATGGTATAAAAGCATTTACAGAAACAACAAAAACAGCAAAGGCGGAAACCGATAAGTTAGAACAGGCTAAGGAAAGGTTAACAAAATCAGAAACAGAACAAGCAAAACAATTAGCAGTTGTTACTTTAGCGATTCAGAAACAAAATGCAGCTAATAAAGAATATGCTAAAAGTCAAGACGAAAGCCGAACTTCATTAGAGAAATTTAATGCTAAAATCTTAGAAAGTACAAGAGCTTCTAAGGAATTAGGGGCGCAAATGGTATTAATGGCATTGGAAGGCAAAAAAAATACGGCTGAATATAAAAACCTTGAAACTCAATTTATAAAAGCTGCAGAAACATCAAAAAAATTAAATGATTCTTATCGGGAAATTTCTAAAACAGCGGGAGATAATCGGGCATTAGTTGGTAGTTATTCTAGTGAATTAAAAGGTCATTTTGATATAATTAATGGCTCTATTTCAAGTTTAAAAGGGAATATGGCTAGTGGCAATTGGTCGGGAGCCTTTAGTGATGCTAGAAATACGGTTATTGGTTTTGGTAGTTACTTAAAAAAAGCTACCGAAGCATCAAAGGATTTCGGAGGGGAAATGAAAAATAACGGTGGGGTTTTTAGTAGTTTAAAAACTAAAATGTCTGATGCAGGAACCACTTTAGTTAATTTCTTTAAACCCGCAGAACAAAACTCCGCTAAAATGTCGGAAGGATTAGACCGTATAATGATTGGATTTAAAAGGAATTCAGTCGCTATTGCCGAAACAACAACGGCACAAACTGCATCAAATATAGCTGGAGAAGTTGCTAATAATACTGCGAAAAGTGGAACTATATTTACGAACTTATGGGCAGGCGCTCAATTATTATTTGCTGGGGCAACAGGAGTAGCAACGGGAGCAGTCGCAGTTTTAGGAGTTGCCTTTGCTGCTTTAGGTATTGGTTTAATTATAGCTGCAGTAGCATTATTAGCGGAAGGACTTTCAAACTTTAGACCTTTAATGAATTTTTTAAAAGATGGTTTAGCAGGAGTTGGAGCGGTTGTTGAAATGTTATCGGATAAAATAACGCAATTTGTAGTAAACATTAAAAGCGTTGGGGATCTACTTAGTAAGTTAGGGGATATTATGTTACATCCTATTGATACCGTTAAAAAGATGGGTAGTGAAATGGCGGAAACCGCTAAAAAAGGTGCTGAACTAAATGAGCAAACAAGAAAATTAACGGCTTCTCAAAAAGATTATGCAATTGAAAGTAAAAATGTTGAAAATCAAATTAAAGCTTTAATGCTTCAAGCTAGAAACAGAACTACTAGCGAAGAGGATAGAATTAAATTATTAAAAAGAGCGCAAGAACTAGAGGAAACGATGCATAATAAAAAGCTAGGAATGTGGCAACAGGAAATGGACTTAAATTTAGAAAAACTTAAAAATGAGGGTAAAATAACCGATGCCGAAATCGCTTTATTAAGAAAAGGAGACCAAGCCGCATTGGATAGTTTAAAGAAAAAAGGGCAAATTTCCTCTGCAGAATTAGACACGTTTAGAGAAATAATGACTAAGAAAGCCGATGTTGATGCAGAGGGTATAGCCGTTAGGGAAAAATCTACAAATATGATTGACTCATTAGACGAAAAATCACAAAAGAAAAAAGAAGATACTACTAAAAAAAGTGAAGAGTTGGCGAAAAAACAATTAGACAGTCAGAAAAAAACAGCCGAGGAAGGAATCAAGACAATGAAAATTACTCTTGATAATGAAATAGCAACCTATGACCAGACAACTAAACTACAAAATGAGAATATAGCTCACATTCAGGCTATTTCTGTGATGAAACAGTCTATCGCAAGTGCCGAACTAAGCAAAAATTTAATAGGCGTTAAAAAAGGTAGTCAGGACGAAATAATTATAAGAAACGGATTTAATCAGGAACTTGTAAAAATTGAAACTGAGAAAAACAAAGCACTTGAAAAGGTACGTTTAGATGGTTCAAAATTTGAGATTGAAGTTTATGATTTAACCAACAAAACATTAATAGAGGATGGTGCGCAATTAACCGATTTATTAGTAAATGAAGAAAAGAAACGTATTGCTAAAACATTAGAAGTTCATAGACTCGGTTTAAGAGAAGAGTTGAATATTGACAAAAATTTATCTGATGAAAAGTTAAAAGAAATGTCTAAAACGACAGGACTTTTAACGGCAGCGCAATTGAAATATTTACAAGGACTTGAAAAATTAGAAGAAACAAAAGCAAAAGAAACTAAGAAAGTAGATGCTGATTTATTAGCTTCAAAAGTAAAAGATATTAATGAAGAAGTAAAACGTGAAGAAGCTAAGTTTAAGTTGTTAAATAAGGGTAAACTGGCAGATATTAACAACTCTTTCAAATTAAAACAAGCTGCTTTAAATA